AAAAAGGAATCGCAGCATGACGCGACCAATCAACACTCTTGTAGACAAGGCAGCCTATGTCTTGCACATGACCAACAAGGCATGGTGTGAGGCAAATGGTGACTTTTCTCAACCTCACTGGGATGACATCCCTGACTGGCAATACCAGTCTATCAAGGATGGTATCGACTTCCATATGAACAACCCCGACGCAGGCAATTCTGCATCCCATGATAATTGGATGAAGATGAAACTGAATGAAGGGTGGGTCTATGGTCTTGTCAAAGACCCTGATGCCAATCCTCCTACCCATCCTTGTTTGGTTCCTTTCGAGGAACTTCCCCAAGAACAACAAATCAAGGACGCACTCTTCCGTGCGGTCTTCCATGCAATTCTGAAAGACTGAACCAATGAAAAAACTGACCAACCAACATCAGATCGACCTGCCTATTGCGGTATGGCTTCTTCAAAATGGCTACTACTCTGGGGCAGACNTTGCACCTGAAGGCGAGTTNATCAGTGTCACTACCTTGATGAAGCCGACTCGTCGGCTGATTCTTGAACGTCAAGTAGATCAGTCACAAGAGACTCTCGATGTGTCTGATCTCATCTCATCCCGCGTGGGTCATGGACTTCATGATTCCATTGAGCGGGCATGGACAGAGGGCGACTGGAAGGGGGCGATGCGGCGTCTCCATTATCCCCAGTCAGTGATTGATCGTGTGAAGATCAATCCAGATCCTTCTGAGGTCAGTGGGAACGATATTCCCATCTTCTTGGAGCAGCGCCGATTCAAGGAGATTGGGGGTGTCGTTCTCACTGGCCAGTTGGATTTCGCTATTAACGGTGCATACCGTGACGTGAAGACCACTTCGACTTTCAGCTACACCAGTGGCAAGAAAGACAAAGACTACATCCTTCAGGGTTCGATGTATCGCTACATCATGCCAGAGCTTATCTGGCAGGATACCATGCGGATTGAGTTCATCTTCACCGACTGGCAGAAGTACCGAGCCAAGAGCGATCCCAACTACCCTCAAGCAAAGGTTGCTCACAAAGAGTATCCTTTGATGAGTGTCGAAGACACAGAGCGTTGGATCCTTGACAAGCTCGCTGATATCAAGAAGAACGCTCGTCTCACTCACAACCAAGACAAGCTGGTTCGTTGCACCGATGACGAACTCTGGAAGCAGCCTGATACCTTCAAGTATTATGCCAACCCTGAGACTGCTCAGGCTGGTGGGCGTGCTCAGAAGACCTTTGAAAACCTCGCAGATGCAGAACTGCACAAGAAGGAAAAAGGCAAAGGTGTCATCGTCTCCGTCCCCGGAGAAGTGAAAGCCTGTGAATACTGCCCTGCTTTCTCGGTCTGTGAACAACGTAAGGAGTATTTCCCAGATGTCTAATTTCTATGATCTCTCTGTCATAGAAAACACGCCGCACAATCCTGCAATGCAAGAACTAGTTGACCTCCTGTGCCATCGCACAGGCAACGTCAATCGTGACTTCTTTCAGGCTGAGGTGGCNTATTTTCTTGGCCTGATCCCATCCACCATGAGGTGTAAGATCAAATCACCTGAACGTGGTCTTCTGCCTGTGAACATCTATTCCACTGCTCTGGCTACGTCAGGCTTTGGTAAGGGTCACTCTGTGAACCTGCTGGAAGATGTGCTCATGGGTTTCCGTGAAGCCTTCATGAAAGGCACCTTCAACCAACTGGCTGAAACCAACCTCTTCAACATGGCAGTGGATATCGCTGCTGCCAAAGGTGGTGACGAAGCCAAAGAGCTTGAGCTTCTGGAAAGTGACTTCAAGAAACAAGGTCATGCTCCATTCATCTTTGACTCAGGTACTGGTCCTGCTGTCAAACAGCTTCGCTACAAACTCTTGCTCGCAGGTGCAGGCTCCATCAATTTCCAAATGGATGAGATGGGTTCTAACCTGCTGGGAAATAACGAAGTTCTCAACACTCTGTTGGAGCTTTACGATCTCGGCAAGATCAAAGCAAAGCTGGTGAAGAACACTCCAGACAATGAACGTGGTCTGGATATCTCTGGTTCAACCCCAGCGAATGTTCTGATGTTCGGAACCAACTCAAAGCTGTTCGATGGTTCGAAGATTGAGGAAGAGTTCTACTCATTCCTTGCAACGGGTTATGCCCGACGCTGCTTCTTTGGTATGGGTCGAAGTGAAACCAAATTCGCTACGATCAATCCTGAAGATGTCTACCGTGGTCTGGTGTCCAANAACCAATCTCAGACACTGANCCGGTGGCAGACATTCCTCGCCAAGTTTGCAGATCCTCGTTATCACAACATCGAACTCGATGTGCCTGATGACGTGGGTATCGAACTGATCAGCTATCGACTTCAGTCGGAAGCTATGGCCAATGAGATGCCTGAGCATGAAGAAATCCGAAAGGCTGAACTGTCTCACCGTTACTTCAAATCCCTGAAGCTCGCTGGAGTGTATGCTTTCTTGGACGAAAGTCCGGAAATCCAGATCCAGCATCTCAGACAAGCTATCAAGGTTGCTGAGGAGTCAGGTGCATCGTTCCAGAAACTTCTGAAGCGTGAACGGAACTTTGTCCGATTGGCGAAGTACATTGCGACAAGCCCGGACAACCTCACTCATGCAGACTTGGTTGAGGATCTCCCCTACTATCCAACCTCGACTGTCGCTCGTAAGGAGATGATGGACTTGGCTATGGCATGGGGTGTCAGCAACCATGTGGTCATCACCAAAAATGTGATCCAACAAGTCGAATTCTTCTCTGGCTCAATGCTGGAAGAGACTGACTTCAACAACCTCATTTTCTCGATGAGTGATCACTTCGCTTATGACTATGAACCACAGAAGCGATCTCTGGAAGATCTGGAGAAACTCTTCAAGGCTCCCAATTACCATTGGGCAAACCATGCCTTTGAAGATGAACATCGTAGTGAAGACAAGGTAATCCCCGGCTTCAATATGGTGGTCATCGACATCGACGGTCATGAGCGTGACAAGGAAGGGAACATCACTCGGAAAGGTCCAACGATTGAGCATGTCCATGCACTGCTTCAAGACTATACCTTTGCCACTTACACGACCAAGAGCCATACAGATGAGGAGCATCGCTTCCGTCTGATCATTCCGACCAACTACGTCCTGCATCTCGACAAGGACGACTACAAGGAATTCATGGCTTCGTTTGCTATGTGGCTTCCGTTCCATTCAGACACTGCTGCAAACCAGCGTAGTCGGAAGTGGAGGACCAATCCACTTGCACAAATCCACATCAACCGTGGACCGCAAGTGCTTGATGTTCTTCCATTTATCCCGAAAACCAAATCAAACAGCGAGTATGTTCAACAGATCGTTGATCTGGGTAATCTGGATAACCTTGAGCGTTGGTTCTTGAACCACATGGACGTAGGAGGTAGGAACAACAACCTGCATAACTACGCCAAGATGCTGATGGATGCAGGTGCTGACTACGACCAAATCGAGAAGAAAGTCCTGAAGCTCAATCAGGACTCTGGAACTCCCCTGAAGAAAGATGAGGTCTACTCGACCATTCTGAAATCAGTGGCTTCCAAGATGTCGAAATAAGGAGACACCATGTCCGACAACAACCCACACAGTATTCTGATCTGTGGCGAATCTGGTGCAGGGAAATCTATGTCCCTGTACGAGATGCGTGATCGGTCAGACGTACTGTACCTGAACTGCGAAGGCGGTAAGCCTTTGCCTTTCAAGAACAAATTCAAGAATCGAGTGGTCACTGATCCTCTCGATATCTTGGATTGGCTTGAACAACTGGAAGAGATGGGGGAATCCAACCCCTTCAATTTCGTGGTGATCGACACCATCAGCTTCATGATGGATATGTTCGAAACTATCCACGTCATCAACTCTGCCAACTCCCAGAAGATGTGGGGTGAGTATGCTCAGTTCTTCAAACGACTGATCAACCAATCCTCGAAGGTCAATGCCTTCTTCATCTTCATCGGTCACTTGGATCGTGTACTGGACGAAGAGGAAGGCATCTTCCGAACCGCAGTACCTGTGAAGGGTGCATTGGCCAANAAAGGTCTGGAAGCCTACTTCACGACTGTCGTGAANGTCAGCAAACAGCCTATCAANGAACTGGTCAAAAGCCCCAACANCTTGCTGACCATCTCAGAAGAGGATGAGGAGATTGGCTTCAAGCACGTCTTCCAAACTCGAACCACAAAGAAAACTCTGGGTGATCGAATCCGTTCACCTATGGGAATGTGGGACCGGAGCGAATTGTACATCAACAATGACCTCGCTCCTGTCATCAAACGACTGCTCAAATACTACGAAGACTGACTCTGCTTCGTTGGTTTGACCAAACCAAGTCCTCATGAAACAAGAAGGAAATCCTCATGAGTAACATTTTCGCCAAGAAAAAACCCGCTGCCAAAGCTGAAGTCGAAGACGATTACGTTGGTGGTGGTGGTACGCTTGAGACGGATATCTATCCGGCTGAAGTGAAGTACGCCTACATCGGCAAAGCTGCAAACAGCGATGC